CAGGAACAATACGCGCAAAAGAATAGCATTACGACCGAGTTGAAATATAGAGCTGACTTATTTGTATGATAAACTTTGGGAAATACGATCAAAAGGTGGACTTTGTTTCGTTTCAGGCAATTAGTGACGGAGCTGGAGGTACTACTGTAAGCCCAACAACTTCTTTGTCTACATTTGCGGCTGTTACGCAAAGGCGTGCAAATAGTGATATAGAATCTGGAGAATTAGTACTGCCAAGCACATTGGAATTTCGAATTCAATATCGAGTTTCTTTTGTGCCAAGCGAAAATTATCAAATTCTTTACAGAAGCAAGTATTATAAGGTTACAGGTGTTCAATTGAATGAACAAAGACAACATAATGAGTACATTATAACTGCTGTAGGTGTATGAGTGTAAAGGTAAAAGGATTAGATAAGGCAATTTCTGATTTAAACAAAAAATTTATTAACTCAGTTTATCCTGCCGTTAGAAATACTCTAGAAACTACTGCAACCGCAATTGAATTTGAGGCTACTTTAAATTCGCCAGATTCATATCAAATTGGAGACGCTAGAATTGATTTAAGTTTTATTGGGCAAAAAATTAATAAAAAGGTTTCTAACAATGGATTTTCTTGGAACGTTGGTTTAAATGTTCCTACAAGCGGTGAACAATGGGAGGCATGGATGGAGTTTGGGACTGGATTAAGTGCAGGGCAAATATTGAAAAATCCAACTTATTCTGAAGAGGTAAGGACTTTAGCTAGGACATACTTTAGAAACGGAAAAGGTCGTATAATTGGCGAACCTTATCTTATGCCAGCATTCTTTAGAAACACAGCTAACTTAGTAGATGACATGGTAGACGAAATAAACAAAGCTCTAAAATGAGAGATATAGCAACCGATATAAGAAAGGCCGTAATTTCCGCAATTTCACCTTTAACACTTAGCGGTGTGACTTTGCCCGTGTACGATACGGAATTGCCTCCAGGAATAAATCCCGCTAACTATCAAGGCTCTTTAGCTTTCGTATTAATTACAGACCAAAACGAGGCGGAAACAACAAACAACGATTGTTCGATTAGACAAAATGCAACCTTTCAAATTAATATTGTAACAAAGTTCGCCCAAGGTAATGGCGGAAAATTATTGTCCGAAAATATTTCCAATGCGATACAATTAAAAATGAATCTTGACGATTTAGTTTTACCAGGAGATTTACAAGCCGTAAACATTCGAAAAAACTTTAGCCGCGTACAAATTGAGCAAGGTAGCAGCCAAATTGCTTACCAAAAAATATTATCATACACGCTCGATATTTTTCAGGTGTCTTGATAAATAAAAATTTATGTATATTTGTTAAAACGAATAAGCAATGGCAACATATCAATTAGGCAATTTCTTTACTTTCGAGTGGAACAATCTTCCAGTCGTTTGTAAAACTTCCGCTTCGGTATCTATTTCCAACGAATCCGTTGTTGTAAGAAACGACTGCACGGGTGATTATGGAGTTAGACTTGAAGGCGGCGACAAATCAGGTTCATTCTCTTTTAGTGGTGACCTAGATTTTGCATCTACTGGAGTTTCTAACCTTTCAGCATTTGACTTGATGGAGGACATCGGCAAAGTGTTTGAATTGGTTTTTGGTGGAACAGATTCAGGCGATAAAATTATTACAGTTGACGCTCAGTTAAACTCTGTTGAAATTACCGCAGAAAGAAACTCTCAAGTATCTTTCTCTGGAACTTTCGACTTTGCTGGCGCTCCAGTTATTAGCGTAATACCAACCTAAACAAAATATATGGCTAAGTACCATTCAGCTCCCTATAAAGAGGGAGAGATTTTCTTTTACCCAAATTTGGGAGCTTTGGCGAACTTTGAGGATTTTACAGGGCAAGGAATTGCAGAAGCATTTAGCGGACAAGCAATTCCTAAAATCGAAATGATTTATGCTCTTTTGATTGAGTGCCACAAGGTTGCTTGCGTTCGTAAAGGAACAACTCCTGTAACATTGGAAGAGTTGAAAATTTGGATTGAAGGCAAAGACGTAATGAAGTTATTTAATGAGGTTTTAGCTGATTTGTTGATTGAGCTTGGCATTGGCAATCCAACCGAGGAAAAAAAAAGGTAAATGAGGAAGAGCAGACAACTGCTCGAGAATATTTAATGCTGCTCGTAGGGCGTACCAAGGTGCCTTATGAGCAGCTTTTTTCTTTAAATATAAAAGAGATTAACGCATTGATTAGAGGTCACGAGATCGATTATAAGGACCTTATTGAGAGTCTTAGAGTTCATGCGTTAATTGGATTGGGACCTCATTTAAAAAAGGGAGCAAATTTAATTCCTTCTCAAATGTGGCCTTTGCCTTGGGATAATGTGGTTAAGCCTTTGGAGTCAACACCGCAAGACTTTGCTAAAGCAAAGAAATTGTTGGAAATTGCAAGTAAACTAGAAAGAAATGTCAAATCCAAGAATAGAAGTTGATGTTGTTGCAAACGTTGCTGGACTAGCAAGTGGAGTTAGCTCGGCAACAACCCAGCTCAATCAATTAGGAGCTGCTGCACAATCGACTGCGCCTAAATTTGAGCAATTATCAAAATCGACTAGCAGATATAATGGCATAGGTCTTGATTTTGCTAGAGTAATTCAAGATGCTCCTTTTGGAATAATTGGTGTTGGAAACAACATTCAACAATTAGCTCAATCATTTTCAGCTTTAGGTAACGCTGGAGATTCTGGAAAAACAAAATTACAATTAGCATTTAAATCAATATTTAGCTCTGGAAATCTTTTAGTTTTAGCTGTATCAGCTATAACAACTGTATTGACTCTTTATGAAAAAGGAGCATTTAAATCCGCAGATGCCACAGAAGATTTAAATAAAAGATTAGAAGATTACAGAGAAAATTTACAGGGAATTGCAAAGGCAAATTTAGAAGGAATTAAAAATGCTCAAACTGAAATTTCAAACTTTAAATTATTACAAGCTCAAGCTGAAAATACTAATATTTCATTTGCGAAAAGAATTGAAGCGGTTGAAAAATTAAAAAAACAATATCCTGATTATTTAAAGAATTTAACTAATGAACAAATTCTTACAGGAAATGTTGGTACTGCTTACGATAATTTAACTGCTAGTATTATAGCTACGGCTAAAGCTAAAGCATTTCAATCCCAAATTGGAGCAAATGCATTGAACCAAGCAACTTTAGAGGCTCAAATTGAAGAAAATCTAGTAGAAATTCAGGATTTAAAAATTTTAAAAGCTGATTTTTTAGCGAAAAGTGAAAAAATAAACGCAAGAGATAAACAAGATTATTTACTTAGAGCTGAGTCCATTCAAAGCAATATTAATGATTTAGATGATCAAAATAAATTAAACAAAAAAGAGATCAACAGATTAGACTCAGAAAATCTAAAATTAGCTGAAAATATTAATAAAAAAGTTACTGAAGGTGCTGATTTTGTAACAAATACTGGGAAAGGAATTGATGCAAACAAAGAGAAATTAGAAAAATATTCCGCTGCTTGGGACGAATATAATTTACAACAAGAAATTGCAAGAGAATTTCAAGACAAATTAACAGAAAGCACAAAAGGTTATCAACAAGAAATCGATAAAGTTGCTAGAGCAATTGCCGATGTTCCAAGAATTGGTGAATCTGGTTCTGTAAAAATAAAGACAGAGGTAGAAGGTTTTGAGCCAGAAACTGCTGGGCCAATGCCATTTGAGAATTTTATAGATTTAATAGCATTACAAATTGATAAACTTCCGCAATTAGAAGAAAGAATTGCTGATTTTGCATTTGCAACTCGTGACATTTTAGATAATAATTTAGGGGCAGCTTTTACTGATTTAGGTTATTCAATTGGGGAAGCCTTAGCAACTGGAGGAAACGTACTTTCTGCGGTTGGAAAATCTTTACTTGGTAGTGTTGGTAAATTACTTGGTGATTTCGGTAAGCAATTGATTGCTTTTGGTGTTGCTGGTTTAGCTTATTCAAAATTAATTAAATCATTATTTACAGACCCAATAACTGCAGCGCCTAAAGCTGGTTTAGCAATTGCAGCTGGTGTCGCTTTAGTTGCAATATCAGGAGCTATTGGCGCAACAATGAAAGGTAATGCAAGTGGCGGCGGTGGAGGCGGTGGAGCTGGCGGAGGTTCTGCAGCTCCTGCTGGTTCAACATTTACTGGTGGCGGAGTAGGTGGTTTATTTCAGCAAAACAGAGACCTAAACGGCGAGCTTGTTGTAAGAGGCCAAGATTTGGTTTATGTATTTGGTCAGGCTAATGATAGGATAAACAAAGGATAAATGAACGATTATAGGTTATTGCTTTCCGTACGAAGTGGACTTGGTACGATAACAGTTAACGGAGTTGCGCCATTAGAATTCTACACCGAAGGAGATACGCTAACCATTGCAGTTGCTCCCGATTCAGGATTTCACACGGCGCTTTGGTATTCTAGCCCAGGCAATTCGTTTATTAGCTCGTCTTTATCATTTAGCTATACAATGCCGTCTAACGACGTTAAAATGTACGTTGAGCTCAGCGGCCAAAATACGCCGATAAATGATTACGGATTAAAATACGAAGGCGGTTACGCGACTAACTACGGCGGCTTAGTTTGGAACTTGCAGATTCTTAGAACTGAATATTCGGGTGCTGTCACGCCTTTACAGATTAACGACATAACTTACAATTGGGGAAACACAGGAGTTGACCCATTGGAGACAATAATTGGCTCTTCGGTTGACTTTACAATTGCTGGCGAAACTGGAGATTTCAACGAGTTTCTAGTTGGAGGCAATAGAACTTGGAAAGTTATTTTAAATCAAATTGGTGCGAATAACGATATTACCAATTATACCTCAGTCAACGTTACTCAAAGTTTTAGGTCAATGACTTATGGCAATGGCTTGTTTGTTGGAGCATTTAGTTTAATTCACTATTCTACTGATGGAATTACTTGGAGTACTGTACCAGTAGGTTTAACAATAGAATATGTAACTTTTGGCAATGGAATCTTTGTTGGTGTTGGTTACGCAATTGTTTCAGGGGTTCCAACTGCATTTGCTGCTAGTTCACCCGATGGAATAAACTGGACGGCTAGAACGCCAGCGGCAAACAATTGGTGGCAAGACGTAGCTTATGGCAATGGATTATTTGTTGCAGTTGCTAGAACTGGCACGGGCAATAGAATTATGACCTCGCCCGATGGAATAACGTGGACGGCGAGAAATAGCGGAATCGACCCCGATTTTAGCTCTGTAGCTTATGGGAATGGAATTTGGGTTGCGATTTCTGAAGGCTCAACAGGTGGCACAACTTTCACCTCTTATGATGGAATAGATTGGTCTGAGCAAGCCACTTCGTTTATAAATAGAAGCGTTTATTTTGCCAATGGTTTATTTGTAACTGGCGGCCAATGGTCAGAGGACGGAATTAATTGGAATACTGCCACAAATCCTTTTAACCCTTTTCAAATTACTTACGGAAACGGCTTTTTTGTAGGCGTTACGAGTAGCGGAACAAACAGAATATTTTACTCGAATGACGGAAAGGTTTGGACTGGAACCCCAGCCGCTTCCGATGCAACGTTTGAAGCGATTGCATTTGGCGAGAATACATTTGTAGTTGGTGCAACAAGCGGAACGAATCGAATTAATTACAATTTATTCGAAGGCTTACAACCTTTCTTTACTGGCTACATTGCCCCCGATTTTATTACGTCACCATTTACGAGCGGGCCTAAGCTTTTCTCTTTTACCGCAATTGACGGATTAAAAGGATTGGACGCTATACGCTCAAACTTTAGCTCTTGGCCTGACCCAAGAACCCAAGCAATTTCTGCAATCGTTGGAGCTTTAAATCAAAGCTTTATCGACAAACGCCAAGTTGTTATTGGTTGTGAGGTTCACGAAACTAGAATGGATTCCGACAAAAGCGTTTTTAGACAATTTAACGTCCCTTTAAACGCAATTTATACCGATGGAGAAACGGCTAAGTTTACTAATGGAGTAAGGATTGAAAACGAGCAACTTTATCTAAAAAACACAATTGAAAGGATGGTTAACCCTTTCCTTTGCCGCGTGTTTTTGTGGAAAGACAACTTTTATGTTATCCGCTTAAATGAGCTTATTAAAACGGATTATAAAGCTTATACGTTTAACCCTGATACGTCCATTGAATCAACGCAAACGATTATAAATGGCGACGATATTAACGCGGACATTAACCGTCCTGAAGAAACGGCAAGACGTGTATTTACCGAGTTCAACTCGTTCCTAAACTTGGGTATTTTAGACCAAGATAGCCAAGGCGGAGTTTTTGACGCTAAGTTTGAAGAGACGGAATGGAATCTAAACGGAGTAGGCTCAACTTATGACGGCATTTTCCAATTAAAGCTTTGGGATTATTATAACGCAATTCCAAGCAATCAACCGGCAAGCGTTCCAAGTGGTTCTACGGCTTTGGTGCAATATGTCGCGGACGGAAGTGGCGAATATGTACAAATTTGGACGACAACCACAACAGATGGAGTTGACGACCCTGATATTAGCTACATTTCGGCCAATTCTAATAGCACAGGCGGAGCCATTACAATTGCACAAGAAACGGCAAATACAATTTCTCTTACGTTTAAATACATGGTCGAGCGAGTAAGCTCAACCCATCCAGTAACTCCAAATTTTGCTCACGCCGTTGGCTTAATGGTTAAGATTGGAAATCAATATTTATCACGAACTGGAGCGACAACATTTGATTGGACGGTTACTAGCACAATAATGGAGTTTGCGGTTACCGCTGGCTCGGTTTGGAATAGCATTGCAATAAATAACGTTTTAGTCCCAGTTGATGGCGAGGTTGAAATTAGACTTTATCAATTGATTTGCAATGGAGGCACGGCTAACAGATACGTTGTACGATACGACGATTTTTCTCTAAAAATTGAGAAAACGAGCGGTTTGTCTTTGGCTAAGCTTGGAGTTAAGGCAATTACTGGCTCACCTTACGCCAACGTGCATCCCGATTACAACACGCACAT